ACACACAAAAAACTTAAAAGAAAAAGCAAAACAGCTTTCTAATTTTGACATTCCTAAAATGATGCAAGAAATGAATGTCACAAAACTAAAATTAAAAGATGGTGCTTCAATAGAAGTAAAACCATTTTATGGCGCCCATATCCCTGCGGACAAGCAGGAGTCGGCGTTTAACTGGCTTCGAGAAAACGGCTTAGGGGACATCATTAAAAATGATGTCACTGTTACCTTTGGTCGTGGCGAAGATAACAAGGCAATGGCTTATGCTACCCTTGCAAAAGGTCAGGGCTATGAACCCGTCCAGAAAATAGGCGTTCATGCTCAGACACTTAAAGCAGTGGTTCGCGAGCGTATCGAATCTGGACAAGATATGCCTGCGGATCTTTTCAAACCGTTTGTAGGTAACCAAACAAAAATAATAAGGAGAAACTAGATGCAAGAAACTAGAAACGAGAAGCAAGTAGCTAAAAAACAAGAGGCCGGTCTGCCATCAGACGCTTTGTTTGAGGCGGACGCTAGAAAAGGTTTTGAGAACGTAGATCCAGAAAGTCTGGCTTTACCAATCTTAAAACTTCTACAAAACGGATCAGCAGAAGCGCAAAGAAAACATGCAAATTATGTTGAAGGCGCTGACCCTGGTATGTTTTTTAACACGGTGACAAGAAAGATATACGATGGCGAGAAGGGAATACATGTTATTCCTTGTCACTATAGGCTGGAATATCAAGAATGGGCCGACTTCGGTACGGGTTCGGGTAGACCAGAAAATATATATCCTGGCGACAGTGATATTATTTCTAAAACAACTAAAGATGCTATGGGTAAGGATAGATTACCAAACGGTCATTATATCCAAAAGACTGCTCAACATTTTGTTATCATATCAGATGGCAATTCTGCTGAGACAGCTCTTATATCTATGTATTCATCACAAGCAAAGATTTCCAGAAAATGGAACTCAATGATGATGAGTATTACTAAGAATGGTAAGGACGGACCTTATACTCCGCCACCTTTCAGCCACATCTATAAACTATCCTCTGTAAAAAACAGCGGAAAAGGAAACGAGTGGTATGGATATAATATCCAAAAAGTATCTGAAGTAACCGATGCGAATCTCTACAAAAGGGCAAAAACGTTTTACGAAAGTTGCCGTAGAGCTGACCAATCTAACGGAAAAACATCATAAGTTTCCATCCGGTGGAAAATAGGGCGGNGTAGGGAGACTGAAACCGCCCGCNAAAANTTTATGATGAAAGCATTTAAAGAGATATTTGAGGGATTAAATAGTGCTTATGGACAGTACATTCCAAGTCCTATTCGTTCAGAGAATGGTAAACAAAAAGGAAGACCATTTACAGTAAAAAAACCTGTAACTGATGTTCTTTGGGAAAACCATTTAAAAGGAAAAGAACCAGCATTAGGAATTATCCCAATAAATGAAAACAATCTATGTCGATGGGGATGTATTGATATAGATCAATATGATTTTAATCATAAAAAATTTATCAAAAAAATAAAACAGAAAAATTTACCTCTAATTGTTTGCAGATCTAAGTCTGGGGGAGCGCACGTATTTTTATTTATGTCTGAATTAATTGAAGCTGCTGCAATGCGAGCTAAACTTAAAATTATGGCTGCTGCACTTGGTTATTCAGAATGCGAAATATTTCCAAAACAAGAGTATATTTTAATTGAAAGAGGAGACACAGGTAGTTTTTTAAATTTACCTTATCATGGTGGAGATAAAACAGCCCGTTACGCATTTAAAGATAATGGAGATGCTGCAAGTTTAAAAGAATTTATAGAGCTTCATGCCAAAAATAAGCTAACAAAAGCGTCATTTGATAGCTTGAAGATAGAAAGCGAGAAAGAGCAAAACATAAAGGATGGCCCTCCTTGTTTACAAACACTGTGCAAGGAAGGCTTTCCTGAAGGAACCAGAAACAATGGATTATATAATATTGGTGTTTATCTCAAAAAAGCTAATCCAGACACATGGCAAACTGATTTAGCAACTTACAATACTAAGTTTATGAAGCCACCACTAAGTCCTCAACAAGTTATGACAACAATTTCCTCGTTAAATAAAAAAGATTATCAATATAAATGTAAAGACCAACCTATTTGTAATTATTGTGATTCTGCAACGTGTCAAACAAGGAAGTTTGGAATTGGAAATGGTACTTTAATGCCTGACATTTCTAATCTTAGAATATTTACTTCTGACCCACCAATATGGTTTGTAAATGTTAGTGGAAAAACAGTAGAAGTTGATACTAAAACCTTAAGAAATTTTGATTTATTTGATGAAGCATGTATGGAACAAATGAGAACTAAACTTCCTAATGTTTCTAAACCGATATGGGGTAAAGTAATAAGTAGTTTAATGAAAGAAGTAGAAGAAATAAAAGCACCTGAAAGTTTAACATTTAAAAAACAATTAGAAGAACATTTAGAAAATTTTACAACAGATAGAGCAGCAGGAAAACAAAAAACAGATATTAACAGAGGAGTATCATGGACAGATGAAGGTTTATCATATTTTAGATTTAAAGATTTTTGGAAACATTTACAAAACACAAGAACTTGGAATATGGAACGAAATAAAACTTTACATAAAATTGAAGAATTATTTAATGCGAAAATTGATGCAAATTTGAGTATTTCTGGAAAATCTGTTAAGGTTGTTTCTATTAAGGCGTTCACAACTGAAAAAGAAAAGGATGAACCGCCTCCGGTAGAAAGGCCACCATTTGTAAAATGATAAAACGGACAATAATCCCTGGCCCACCGGGCACGGGAAAAACTTACAGATTAGTTAACACTTACCTAAAAAGAGAAAAAGAAGAATATAACACTCCATTAAAAAAAATTGGATTTTTTACATTTAGTAAAAACGCAACTACAATTTCTGTTAATCGAGTTACAAAATTATTTAATAAAGTAGATTACGACGAAGATCTTAAATATTTTTGTACAATGCATGCACTTGGCACACGTGAGTGTGGAATTGATACTAAAACACAACTTTTAAAAGGTAGAAAATGGGATGCTTTTAAAACCTATGTAGGTGGAGTTGCTTCAAATTTAAATTTTGAAACCTATGCTGCAGAAGATGGAACAATGATTTATGGTAATGAATATATTAAACTCATAAATTTAGCTAGATGTAGAAAAATTTCTTTAGAAAATCAATACGCATTACACGAACACCTACAGGACATAAGCTATTCTACTTTAGATTATTTAAAAGAGTGTCTAATAAAATATAAAAAAGCTAATGGTATGTTTGAATTTATAGACATGATTTCTGAATTTATTAAAAGAAAAAAATGTCCACAGTTTGATGCTGTATTTTTAGACGAAGCTCAAGACTTGAATAACCTTCAATGGGAAATGTTTCATTATATTGAGTCTAATGCTAAGCGTTCTTATATTGCAGGAGATGATGACCAAGCTATCATGGGTTTTCAAGGAGCAAACCCTAATCATTTTATTAGATTGCATAAAGATAAAAATACAACGGTAGACAAATCCTTAGTTAAATCAAGAAGAGTTCCACGGAGAGTTTTAAATTTAGCAAAACAAATTTTAGATAAAATTCCTTCAGATGAAAGAGTTCCTAAACAATGGACACCTAAAGATTTTGATGGCAGTGTGACTTGGGTATCTAATTTTGAACAAATTGATTATAGCAAAGATCAATGGATGATAATGACAAGAACCAATAAGATGTTGGAACCTTTAAAAGATTTTTTTGAGGACAAAGGTTTTTATTATGCAAGTAAAAGAGGAAATAATTTAGTAAGTAAAGATTTATTACAAGCTATTGATACCTGGAGAAAATTAAGAAAAGGTCAATTGGTACCTGCAAAACTTGCACAGAAAATGTATTCTTTTATGTCTTCTAAAAATATAAAAAGAAATTTTGGCAGAGGAGTTTCTTTAAAATCGGTTATTGAAGATATTGTCAATTTAGAAGATTTAAGAAACAAACATGGTATGCTAGCGACGGGCAGCTGGCAGCAAGCATTAGACAAAATTATAGATAAAAAAAGAATATTTATAGAAGCAATGGAAAGAAACGGTGAAGATGTTTCTCCAACAGCAAAACCAAGAATAAGGTTATCTACTATCCATGGATCCAAAGGAGATGAAAGACAGAATACAGTATTAATGTTGGATATTGACTACAATAGTTTTAATGCATATCAAAAAAATCCAAGTCCAGAACATAGATTATTTTTTGTAGGTATTACTCGAACAGCAGAAAATTTATATTTAGTAAATCAATCTGGTGAATATGGATATCAGATATGAGTCACAAAGTAATAAAAAACATACCTAAAAAAAACATGGTGATTATGGAAAAAAGTAGTTCATATAAAAAGCAAATTGGAGGATCCCATTACTCTAAGTTTAAAGTGCAGCCAAGTAAATTTATAAATGACAATAAGTTGCTTTTTGCAGAAGGAAACGCTATAAAATATATCTGCAGACACAAATATAAAAATGGAAAGGAAGATCTGAAGAAAGCTATTCACTATATTGAAATGATTATGGAGCGAGACTATGATGTTTGAAGCTCAAACAGAATGGATAGCACCAGATAGTTTTCCAGATTTAAGTGGCTATAAACTAGTAGCTATAGACTTAGAAACAAAAGATCCAGATTTAAAATCAAAAGGTTCAGGCTCTGTTATTGGAAACGGAGAAATTATTGGAGTTGCTGTAGCTGTTGATGGTTGGTGCAAATATTATCCGTTTGGTCATGAAGGCGGTGGAAATTTAGATAAAAAGAAAGTTTTAGATTGGGTAAAAACCATCTGTGAATCAAGTTCTACAAAAATATTTCATAACGCTATGTATGATGTCTGTTGGCTTCGTTCTTATGGAATAAAAATTAATGGNCATATCGTTGATACGATGGTTATGGCTTCTATTGTTAATGAAAATAGACTGCGATACACTCTTAATGCTTTAAGTTGGGAATATTTAGGTGAGAGAAAAAGCGAATCAACATTATTCGAAATAGCTAAAAATTGGGGTATAGATCCTAAAGCAGAACTTTATAAATTACCAGCTATTTATGTAGGTGAATATGCAGAAAAAGACGCAAAACTTACACTTGAACTATTTAAAAGATTATCTGCAGAAATAAGAAAAGAAAATTTAACTGAA